ACTCCGAATTACCCTCGACCAGTCGGAACCAGCCGAAACCAGCCCGAACCAGCACGGATGCGACGGTAACTGGACGGATTGAACCGAGGCTCGTGACACCGACTCCAGCCGGCGAGAGTTTCGGCCCTGCCCTGACCGCTTGGTCAAAGCGTGTGCTCAACATTGACCTCATGGAGTGGCAGAAGCGGATCGTGACCGACGCTCTGACTGTGGACGCTGACGGTGACTTCATCTTCCGTGAAGCTTGTGTCAGTACCGCAAGACAGAACGGTAAGAGTCTTGTGATGCGTGCTGTCGCCGGCTTCATGGCGACCGAGTATGCAGCTCTCCGAAAGGAGCCTCAGTCGGTCGTGATCGTGGCCAACCAGAAGCGCCGAAGCATGGCCCTCTTTCGTGATGTCGTTCGTGACCTTGACGAGAAGTTCGAGTGCAAGGTTCGCTGGATGAACGGTGACGAGCGAATCAACTTCCCAGACGGATCATCCATCTCGGTCGTTGCAGCTTCTGCACACGCTCACGGTATGACAGCCACGGTGCTTCTCGTTGACGAAGTGTGGGACATCAGTCCCGAGGTCGTGTTCACAGCTCTCAGGCCGTCACAGATCGCAGTCAAGAATCCGATGATGATGATGTTCTCCACCGCTGGCGATCAAGGCTCAACAGTTCTCCAACAACTACGAGAGCAAGGTATCGCAGCGATTGACTCAGGGACTCAAGGTGCGCTCTATTTCGCTGAGTGGTCGCTCCCTCCAGATGTCTCCATTGAAGATCGCTCCTACTGGGGATGGGCCAACCCTGCACTCGGTACAACGATCACCATGAAAGCACTCGAACTCGCTTACGATTCGCCGAACCGTCAAGCGTTCATTCGAGGTCACCTCAATCTGTGGGTGGACTCCACGACCGCATGGTTGCCTCTCGGGATGTGGTCAGATCGTCGGTCCGATAATCCGATGCCACCGATCCAGTGGCTCACCATTGACTCAAGCATTGACGAGTCACGCTATGTCGGAATCGGTACGGCCTTTGATGGCGAGCGAGTGATCGTGACGACAGCGTTCGTCGTTGAATCGGCAGCGCAAATGTGGGAACAAGTCGTGAACCTCATGCACAACTCGTCGGTCAATCTTGCGTGCACTCCATCGCTAGAGATCCACTGCCCTCCTGACCTTCGCCGGCGGATGACAATCGTGGGATATGCGGAGCTCTTGAAGTGGACTGCTTCAGCGAAGGCCATGATCGTTGAGGATCGGTGTCGTCACACTGGTGATCTGTCGCTGGCCGAACACATCGGTCGTGCAGTTTCGGTGAAGAGTGGGAATGGACTTGTCGTGCTGTCATCACAGAAGTCGCCCGGCCCGATTGAGCTCGCACGGTGTGCAGTGTGGGGAATGATGCTCGCCTCAAAGCCGACCGCTCGAGCGAAGCCTGCGATGGCTTTCGGCTGACCTTAGTGGACACCATCACGAGGAGTTGAGAGACTCCGAAGTGATGGCACTCTTCGCAAGCAAGAAGCAAAACGCGACCCCTGCGTTCGCTCACGAGCCGCTTCAAGCTGCAGCAGGAAGTGCTGCCCAGATTGGCCAGTTCTACACTTACACCGTCGGGGCTGGTGCAGAGCTGGCACTCTCTGTTCCTACCGTCTCCCGAGCGACTCAGATGATCATCTCGCTTGTGGGTTCTCTACCGCTCCGCCACTACACACGGCAGTGGACTGGCGAGCGGTACGAGAAGATATTTTTGGAGACCGAATCTTGGATGGATTTACCTGATCCGACCGTCACTCGTAACTTCATCATGAGCAATACCTGCATGGATCTCATGATGCGAGGTCGTGCGTTCTGGTATGTCACCTCACGCAGCTCTGCCACTGGACGGCCTCTATCGTTCCAGTGGTTGCCCTGCGAAATGGTTGAGACATTGGATCAGAACGGCCCGCAGTACTTCGGAAAATCCGACCAGATTAACTTCAACGGAGTCGCACTACCAACACAGGATGTCGTGCAATTCCTCGCACCCGTTCAAGGCTTTCTATGGACTGGCCGTCGTGTCATTGAGACCGCCCTCAAGCTTGACCGCTCAGCAGAACGCTTCGCCTCCAACGAGATCGTCGCTGGATACTTACAGCAGACCGACTCGTCTGAACCACTTGACGCAGAGTCACTCGGTGAACTCGCTGCAGCATGGTCTAACGCTCGCCGAGTCAACGCTGTCGGCGCATTGAACAGTGCTGTCAAGTACGAACAATTCGATACCGACCCTTCCAAGATGCAACTCGTGGAAGCACGAAACTTCAGCGCACTTGAACTGTCACGAGCAATCGGAGTCCCGGCATACTTGCTCGGCATCGGCATCTCTGGTTACAACTACAGCAACGCCACACAAGCGAAACAAGATCTCTATCTGCTTGGAGCGAAGCTCTACATGGATGCAATTCAAGAGACGCTCTCAGGCCTTGACATTTTGCCTCGCAATCGTTTCGTAGAGTTTGACACCGACGGCCTCATTGCCGATGTTGAAATGGATCACAGCGACATCAGCATTGAAGAGCCTGCTTCATCACGCACATCTCAGGAGATTGACTCATGATTCGACTTACAGCTCAACAGATCACACTGGACGCATCAGCAGACGGTGAACCATCACGCCAGATCACAGGTCTCGCCGTTCCGTGGAATGTCAAAGCGACACTCTCTGGTGGCGAGTCGGTGGTGTTCCTTGAGGGCTCACTTCCCGAAGATGGCCCGATGCCCAAGCTCTTGGAATATCACGACGACACTCGAGTCATCGGACGAGTTACCGAACGAGTCTCCACCGCTGAAGGCATGATGTTCGTCGCCAAACTCAGCGCAACTCGTGCAGCTGACGACGCTCTCGCACTGCTCGCCGATGGCGCTCTAGATTCCGTCAGTGTTGGCGCAGTGCCTACCAAGTTCAAGCGCCTCGCAGACGGGACGCTAGAGGTCTCTGAGGCTAAGTTTGTAGAGTTGTCGGTCGTCACCGTTCCGGCTTACGAATCAGCACAGGTGTATTCAGTCGCAGCCTCTTCACCCGAAGAGGAAGCACCCGACGAAGAAGTAATACCAACCCCAACCCCAACATCCGAGGAGGATGAAATGTCAGAAGCAATTGAAGCAGCAGTACCCACTGCACCAATCCAGTTCGCAGCTGCGAAGCGTGAGTTCAAGCTTCCGACCGCTGCCGAATACATGGTGAAGTTTGCAGCTGGCGGTAGCGAGTTCGCAGAGTTCAACGCTCGAATCGTTGCAGCAGCACCAGATGTCACCACGACCGACACACCCGGCATCCTTCCAGTGCCGATCGTGTCTCCCATCTATAATTCGTTTGTAGCGAACTATCGTCCCTTGATTACCGCAATGGGAGTCCGCCAGATGCCCAACAGTGGCAAGGTGTTCATCCGTCCGAAGGTCACCACGCACACCACCATCGGCGCAAGTAATGGCGAACTTGTCGCACTTGATTCAGGCACTTTCGTCGTAGACGACATTCAGATCACGAAGGCCTTGTACGGCGGATATGTCAAGCTCTCCGAAGAGTCAATGGACATGACCTCACCCGAAGTCCTTGGTGCTTTGATTGACGACATGGCTCGCGTCTACGCAAACGAGACCGACATCGCAGCCTGCACAACTTTCGCAGCTGGAGTCAGCCAGACCGAAGCCCTCGCAGACATCACCGATCCAGCCGACTGGGTTGCGTTCATCTACAACAGCGCAGAGCAGATCTTGAACAACTCGAACGGCAACTTGCCCAATGTGCTCATCACAAATCCTGCGTACTATGCAGCACTCGGTGCATTGGTTGACACAGCTGGTCGTCCATTGTTCCCGAATGTGGGCCCACAGAACGCACTCGGAACCACTGCAGCGAGCAACTTCAACGGCAACGCTTTCGGCTTGAATCTTGTCGTTGACCGCAACCTCACCGCTGGTGGAGTCTCCAACCTTTATGTCGGCGACAGCAGCGGCTTCGAGTGCTGGGAACAACAGCGCGGAGCCGTCAGTGTTGAACTTGCAGACGGAGCACTTGGACGCATCATCAAGTTCCGTGGCTACTTCAGTTCCGTCATGATTGACGCAACAAAGTTCGTCCGCAAAGCCTGAACCGACTGACGAAGAGAGAGATCTGAACGATGGCCACTTTCACAGTTACGCACCACCAGCGTCTGTCAGATGTCGCCGTCGTTCAGACTCTCGAATCAACCGACATCGCTGTCGGTCAACAGATCACACTCTCAGGACTCGGCCACAACCTCAACGGGACACACATCGTCTTCGCAGTACCGACCTACTTGTTCGTCGGCATTGACGAAGAAGGTGACTATCTCTACGACACCGATGTCATCATCCCGAACCAGTTGCTCTTCCAAGATGTCGGCGATGATCTTGCACGATCAGCTGCAGATCCAGTCGGCTCGCTCGTCTGGACTCAGACCTGCACATGGATCACAGTTGCCGACCTGACCGAGTTTCTTGGCATCAGCGGAGCGACCGCCAATGACACAGCGTTCATGACCTCATCAGTCAATGCCTCGAACGCTTGGTCGTTCAAGCGAAGAGTGCAGGCCGGCTACCATGATTCGCTATCAAGCGTCCCCGATGCTGCCGTCAAGGCTGGAGTCGTGCTCATGGCTGCGAGCCTGTACCGTGAAAGAGGAAGTATCGACTCTTTCTCAAGTTTCCAAGACATGAGCATCTCAGCACCAGTCGCTTCAATGGGCCGAATCAACCAGCTTCTCGGCATCAAGAGATCGCAAGTGGCATGAGATGGCAGGCATCTTCACAGACACGATCAACGCTGTCTCGGCGACGATCACAGCTCTCGGCCTTAAGCCGGTCACTGATCCTCGCAACGCTCGACCTCTTACTGTATTCATTGAGCTTCCTGTTTTCAGTTCGTTCAATAACCAGACGGCGGACATCACAGTTGATCTCCGAGTGTTGGGTGCGCCACCCGGCAACCAAGACACTACGGACTACATACTCGGAGTCGTTGATCAACTCATGAACTCATCTCTCGCAGTTGTATCTGGACGGCCCACAGTCGCCCAGATCGGATCGCAAGATCTACCTGCTTACGATCTCACCATAAGAATCGGCACAAGCCGTCACTAGAAAGAACACAACATGGCAACAGTTACCTACCTCCCCAACCCCACCGTCACCGTCACAAGCCCTTCGGCGTACACGCTCACCGATCACTGCTCAGCAGCGACCTTGACACTCACCGCTGAAGCACTTGAGAACACGGCCTTCGGTCAGACCTCACGCACTTTCACCGCTGGACTTTTCAACAACGAACTCACCCTCACATTGTTTCAGGGTTACGGTGCAACCGAAGTTGAAACAATCCTAAACGCAATGTTCGGTGTCGCTTCCACCATCGTCATCAGTCCTGCCGGCGCAACCGAGTCAGCCTCGAATCCTGAATACACCTTGACTGGTTGCTACTTGGAAACCGTCACGCCGATCTCGGCAACTGTCGGCGAGCTCTCAGTCGTTGAGGCCACCTTCAAGGGTGGCTCATTCGTCCGAGATATCACTTCACCCTGATCTAGTAATCCGAACCCCGACTAAGGAGAACACATGAAACTCACTCTCAGAGTGAAACTGTACGAAGGCGAACCCTACGAAGTAGTTACGAACTTGTTTGTCATTGTTTCGTGGGAACGCAAGATGAAGCGACGAGCATCAGATCTGTCAAGCGGAATCGGAATGGAAGACCTCGCATATATGGCCTATGAAGCCAGTAAGCAACAAGGTCACCCTGTAGCGATCTCATTTGACGAGTTCGTCAAGAAGCTAGAAGATCTGGAAGTTGTGGAGACTGCTTCGGCAGTCCCTACACAGGAGGCCACCGGCGACAACTAGCAGCTCTGCTAGTTGAGACTGGGTTCTGGCCTCCGACTATTACATTCGAGACAGATGATCTTGCTACTTGTGTGAGCATCATCAACGAGCAGAGACGAAAGCAATAATGGCAGCATCAGTCGGAGTGGAGTATGACGGACTGAAGCAGGCTCTTCGTGAGATTCAGAAAGTTGATCCTGCGCTTCGTCGCCAGATTACCAAAGACATCAAGAACGCCATGACTCCTCTGCTGTCGGCGATCAAGGACTCAATCCCATCGTCTGCACCGTTGCAAGGACAAAAGCACAACGGACGCACCGCATGGAAAAACGAGTCAAAGAATGTGACGATGAAGGTTGACACTCGAAAAGCACGCTCACGCAACCTTGCACAAGGCGCACAATTTGAGTCTGTCGGCACCGTAAAGATCACCGCCAAAGGTGCAGCTCTTTCAATGGCAGACATGGCAGGACGAGGCCCGAACCAGACACGCAACAGGAACCCACTCAGAGCCCGTCCGGGCTTCGCTGGATACTTGACAGCATCTCTCGGTCGTGGCCCGTCACGCTTCGTCTGGGCGCGATCTGACGACTATTTAGACGAGATCACACGCAATGTCGACAAGATCGTCATCGAAGTCATGGGCAAAACCAACAAGAGTCTGGTGAAGCGATAATGGCAATCAACCTCCCCATCATCTCCGAATGGAATCCTGCTGGCATCAACAAGGCCATCAACGACTTCAAGAAACTAGAAACCACAAGCCAGAAAGCCTCCTTTGCTATCAAGAAGGCTGCAGTCCCAGCAGGACTTGCTGTCGCAGCTCTCGGCGCTGTCGCTTTTGATGCTGTCAAAGCGTTCGCCGAAGATGACGCTGCAGCCCAAAAACTCGCCACCACTCTCGGCAATGTCACCGGCGCAACCGACGCACAAGTCAAGTCGGTCGAGGACTTCATCACAAAAACCTCACTAGCTGCAGCAGTAGCCGACGACGAACTTCGCCCAGCATTGGACTCGCTAGTTCGAGGCACAGGAGACATCACCAAAGCTCAAGAACTGCTCAGCCTTGCGCTCGAAATATCCGCCGGTACTGGGAAAGATCTACAGGCAGTTTCCGACGCTTTGAGTAAGGCGTTCAATGGGCAACTCGGGCCACTCAAGAAACTAGATCCAGCACTCGCCGAACTCGTCAAGAATGGAGCCTCAGCTGACGAAGTCTTCGCTGCACTCGGTAAGACTTTCAAGGGACAAGCATCTACCGCAGCCAACACGACCGCAGGCAAGATGAAGAACCTGTCAATACAGATGGGCGAGTTCAAGGAATCCATCGGTGCAGCTGTCGCTCCACTGGTTGAGAAACTTCTTCCAGCCTTGATGTCAATCGGTGAGTTCGTACGAAACAACACAGGAATCGTCATAGGTTTCGGTGCTGCTTTCGGAGCTTTAGCAGTGACAGTCTTGGCAGTGAACGCTGCAATGAAAGCGTACGCAGCGATTCAGGCCATCGTCACTGTCGCCACAAACCTTCTCACAGCGTCCACATATGCGCTATGGATTGCCACAGGAGTCGGCGTGATCGTCGCCATCATCGGCGCACTGGTTGCACTCCAAGTCAAGTTTGACATCTTCGGAAAAGCAGTGGACGGACTGAAAGCAGGATTCGACTTCCTGTGGTCAACTGTCAAAACAGTCTTCAACTGGATTCGAGACAACTGGCAACTATTGGTGGCCATCATCACAGGCCCATTCGGTCTCGCAACTCTCGCAGTCGTCAAGTTCAAGGACGACATCATGAACTTCTTCAGCATCATCTACAACGGCATCAAAGCCACAATGGGCTTCGTCGCTGATGTCATCACAGCACCATTCAGAACAGCTTTTAAGGCCATAGCGAGCCTTTGGAATAACACAATCGGCAAGCTCTCTTTCACCTTTCCCAGCTGGGTTCCCGGCTTGAGTGGTAAAGGATTCAATGTGCCAGATATCCCGATGCTTGCCAACGGAGGAATCGTGACAAGCCCAACTCTCGCCATGATCGCCGAACGAGGCCCAGAGGCAGTCATCCCTCTCAACCGTGCCGGCAGTATGGCTGGCGGTAACACTGTCACGATAAATGTGAACGGCGGTGACCCGATGCAGGTCGTCGCAGCTCTACAGCGTTATGTGCGGACCATCGGCCCTGTACCTGTAAACACTCGGACGATGTAATGCCAAAGTTTGAGTGGTCAATTTACAATGTGACACAGGATTATCTGATCGGTGAGTTCACTCAGTTAATGACTTTCAGCTGGGGAAGAGATTCACCAATTACGCCATATCAAGGCAGAACCGCAACGATCACAATGTTGAACGATGCGAATCAGTCGCAATATGTCTCTAATGCCGACCAGATTCACATCATTCTAGGTATTGACACATCGCCAACATCTTTTCTCGTTTTCAACGGGATTGTGGTGTCTCGAGAGTTTCAAGACACACCCGGCAACGGTGCAGGCTCCACGCTCGTCTTCACAGTTCTAGACCTTTACGCAATGGCCGGCACAGTCCAATTCAACGGCACAGTGAGCACTGCACAGAGTCAACTACTTGAACTTGGTGCAAGTGTAGTGACAGCAAACGCAGGCGATCTGACTCTGATTGGCGATACTGATGTCTCCATAACAACAGGCACAATCGCAGAAAATGCTCTCTCAAGAATCAACCAGATCATCCTTGCAGATAAGGGGTTCATCAGTAGGTGGCTCTATGAGGTTTCAGGAGCTTATTGGACCGACTACACACAGCCATCGGTAATCTCTTACGGCTCGCTTGAAACTTCACCTAGCTACGGCAGAACCGCTGGACCGACAACGATCGCCTATGACTCAATAGTCAGACGAGAAGCGGCCACCTCAAATCTTTTCTACAATCGAGCGACAGTGACAGGAACCATTACGACCGTCACTTCAGATAATACTTCCAATCTTTTGTATTACGGAGTGAGGTCGTTCACTACTAGCACTCCACAAAGTAACTTTGTGACAAGCAGTTCCCAATGGTTCGCTAATGCCTACAGCGATCCTGAAGCTGTCACTCTAGAGATCAGCTTTCTTGATGTGGCACAAACTTCTGGCGCACTTGTTGACTTTGTCACTTACTCTGTAGATTCAGTCCGTTTCCAGCAAGTGGCCTACACGCCTCCCGGCGGATCATCTACTTTTGGCTACTATTTGCCCGAGAAGATCACTATGAATGTAACGCCGGAAGCAACTCGAGTCTCTATGACTATGATTCCGATAACTTTGTACCAATTTTTTAAGCTTGACGATTCAGTATTCGGAGTGCTCAACACGAGCCGTCTAGGTGCTGGCGAAATCTAAGGAGACACAATGCCCAACCCGAACACAGCCTTCTCTGCTGGCGCTATTTACACAGCAGGTCAAGCCAACCGCTTCCCTCGTGGAGTAATGGCCTACGCAACCTCAGCAACTGCACAGACGCTCAGCACGACCTCAACAATAGCGACAGGGATGTCAGTGACATTTACTGCCGAAGCAGGCAGGCTCTACAAGATCACCTATCAGGAACCAGAAGTGCAAACACCGACAGTTGCTCTCGGAAGCACGATCTGCACGATCAAACTGACCAACGCTGCAGCGACCGCCTACGCAGTAAGCATCATCCAAACTCCGTCCGCAGCACAAACAGCGTCCGAAGTGACCACGATGACAATCCAATCTTTTGCAGCTGGCTCAACCACTATCGTCGGAGCGTGTTCCACGAGCAGTCTGACAGGAGCCCCAAAACTTGAACGATCAGCGACTCGACTGGCTCTAATAATGGTTGAGGACATCGGGCCGTCCTGATGAAAACGCTCGCCGTGATCGCAGCTCTTGCAGTCGTCCTGATGTTTGTCGTCACTGGATGCAACGACCGCACTAGAGACACCTGCGAAACTCAGCCCACAGCCACGAGGTGCGAACAGTGAAGAAGTACACCAACTCAGAGATCAAGGCTCGACTTATTTTGATCGTCGGGATCACACTGTCGCTCACATTCGTTCTCAGTACCGCCTCGCTCATCTACGGCCTGCTCTTCGTCGTCCAGCCGTTAGATGTCTCACCGAACGACGAGTCAGCATGGTCGCTCCTGTCTCCGATGATGCTCTTCCTCACTGGCGCACTATCTGGAATACTTGCCTCCAACGGCCTCAAAGACAAGGGAGAAAAAGATGACCAATAGACCGTACACAGGAAGCAAAGAAGGCAACCATCCGACACCACGAGCCGGCACAAAGCGATTCGTAGAAATCTGCGAGTATTTGTTCGGTGTCAAGAACATTGGCATCTATGCGAATCGTCCCATGCGTTCGGGCCCACAGCTGAGCGTTCACGCCTCGTGGCGAGCAGTAGATCTCAAAGGCACGAAAGCCCAACGGAAGGATCTTGTCGAGTTCCTTTTCACTCACCGTGTAGATCTGAACATTGAAGAGATCCACGCTTACGATGGCACTGGATGCCCTTTGACTGGTCTCACAAAGTGGGGAGCAGGCTACCGATGTGATCGTGACGCTTGGAAGGCTTGGACGGCCACACGCAACGGAGGAACGCCCGGAGCGGACTGGACACATATTGAGATCTCGCCTCTGATGGCAGATTCTCCGAAACTGGTAGAGGAAGCGTTCGTTCGCATCTTCGCTTAATGACTTGACATCTGGTCGCTCATTCGGTCAACTGATTGAGCCAAGAGAGCGCAGCACCAGCTGAGCCCCGACACTGGAGGCAATATGAATCCATTCAAGTTCCTACTATTTAGCGGAGCAGGCTATTTGAGCCTCGTGATGATATTCGGATCACCGTCTGAGTCACCACCAGAGCCCACTGTGAGAGTCCCTCAGACCGTCCAGATCTTGCCGTTGACACAACAGCAAGAAGCAGACCGTGAAGCCGAAATACTTCAGCAGATGGCAGAGGAGAACGCTTCTATCTATGACGAGCCCGTAGAGACCACTACAACGCTCCCACAGCTCGCTCAGATAGATCCCGACACTAAGTGTCAGGAATGGCTACCGCTGGCCGTAGAGATGGGCTGGCCTAACGAGACCCATGTATTGCAGAGGCTCGGTCAGGTCATGTGGAAGGAATCAAGGTGTCAAGCGATCTCAGCGGACTCTGAATGGTTCAATGGTCATGACTACGGACTGACTCAGATTAACCAGATACACGAAGAGTGGCTCTCTGAGATGGGCTGGACGCTTGACGATATGGCGATCCCATCCTCGAACCTTCGCTTCGCATATCTGCTCTGGAACTCTCAAGAGGAGCAGGGAAAGTGTGGATGGCAACCGTGGAGCTTGCCATGTTGAGTCGCCCAAATTGGCAAGCCGACGCAGCTTGTCGTGATCTGCCCGTTGACTGGTTCTTCCCCGAGCAAGGCCCGAACGCTTGGCACCAACTCCGTCAAGCCGTCGCAGTATGTCAAGACTGCCCTGTCATTGCGGACTGTCTCAACTATGCGCTCACCTTTGAGCCACGATCTCTCCCCGGCATCTGGGGAGGCACTTCAGAGAACCAGCGACGAGCAATGCTCATCTCTGACCGACCCATCATGTAAGGTGCGGATTATCCAACTAGGAAGGAAATCCAATGAACGACCCCGACGGTATGGTTCAGACGATCAGAGAGCAAGAGAAGCACATCGCCGACCTTGAACTCCGTCTGAAACTAAGAGACAAGCGCATCCTCTGGTGGCAAGGTATGGCCTCAGATCTCTATGACGAGCTGATCGGCTTCTATAAGCCTGAGAGCGATCCTTTCGGATCATTGACCTCAACGATCAACCGATTCGAGGAGGCGGTCAAGTATGAACCTCAGTGACTATGTGGATGTACCGACACGCTTCGCAGCTCTTCTCGCTAAGTGGCCCGAGCTTCGCATTAAGGAGCATCGCCCAGAGATCGTGACGATTGGTGACAAGACTTTCATCAGTGTCACGATGCAGGCTTGGCGTACTCCTGACGATCCGATCCCTTGTCAAGCGACTTGCTTTGAGCCTTTTCCCGGCAAGACTTCTTTCACTCGTGACAGCGAGCAGATGAACGCCTCCACGAGTTGTCTCGGACGCTTGGCTGGGCTCATGATGTCGTTCCCGAAGATGGCCTCATTGGAAGAAGTGGTGAACCGTCAGACCGAGCAGAAGCCTTCTAAACCGTGGGAAGCATCCGAAGGTCAAAGACGACTCTTGAGAGCTCTTGGTTATGCCGGCGAGATACCTAGTGGTCGGCTCGCTTTTGAGACACTGGTCGCTGACCTTAAGGCGAAGCAGATGACCGCTGGAGAAGCGTTCTGATGATTCGAGTGCAGATCTCGGAGCGGATGATCTTTGAGGCCGAACAACTCATGGACGATCTCACTGACGGGAAGTCTCGCTATTGGACTGAGGCCACAGCTGAGGAGCGTCTCATTGGTGCGCTCGGCGAGATCGCTCTTATTGACTACTGCTGGAGCAACAATCTTCTCGCCCACAAGAACCACAGTTTCCGAAACGATGTCAAGCTCTTCTCAGGACATACCATAGAAGTCAAAACTCAGAAGGTCTCCAGCGTCCCTCAAATGAACTACCGAGTGAACTTCTCCGCAGACAAAAAAGAGACCGAATCATCCGACTTCATGTTCTTCACTCGAGTGCAGTTTGTCGCCGGCAGAGCTGAGTGTGTCTGGCTTCTTGGTGGTTGTTCGTGGGACAAGTTTTGGAGGCTTTCGGATCATCATCACACTGGTGATCCCATGATGGACTACGACAACAATGGCGACATGAGTCCGTCTGGCCGTTACTTCTCCACCGAGTGTTACGACCTCGCCATCTCGCAGCTTGCACCTCCAAGTGCATCGCTGAAACATTTCAAGTCACTACAACAAAAGGAAGAAGCAATATGAGCCCCGAAACCACTGAATGGATGCAACCCATCCGACCTATGAGAGTCCTCTTCAAGACCTCCGAAACGCAGAGGCATAATGTTTACATCTTTGCCGTCCGCACTATTGGCGAGCAGATGGAATACTTAACGATAGACGGCCTTAATTTGACGGCGATGTCTAAGAGTGTCATGTACGCCGAGACCCTCATTGACGGACAGTGGACGAGCCTCGGATGATTCACTACCAAGTTATTGCCATGTATCGAGTGGGCACTTCACGACAGCTGACCGAGAAGCAAGCGCAAGAGCTCCACACCAACCCATCGGTCGTGATGACATTGCTGAACGCTGATCAGAATCTTGACCGCTATGTCAAGGTCATTGTGGACGGTACCGTCGCCGGCTATCAGTCGTACCGTGCAGGCCGTCGTGTCACCTTGCAGGATGTCTCATGAGCATCAACCCAGACGAACAGATGAAAGCATCGCTAGAGCTACAGCGTGATCTATGGCGTGACTGTGCAGGCAGACTGTATGACGAACTAAGAGTTCGTGGAGTATCCGAGTCAGTGTCACGAAGTGGCGCAGGCTGTATCGAGTTGTACGAACACTTAGAAAGCGTGGCAGAGGCATATGAGCATCTACAGAGCACCAAGACCTGAGTCCAACTGGACTCAGATCCGTAACGGCATCATTGAAGACCACAGACTCACCTTTAAGGCGACAGCAGTCCTCATCTACATTCTGAGCAAGCCCGACAACTGGAGGACATCCACGAGGCATCTGAGCACCGTCAAGAAGGAAGGCATAGACGCAGTCCGAACCGCCATGACAGAGCTGGAGTGCGCCGGCTATGTGCAGCGCAGAAGGTATCAAGACGAGTCTGGAAAGTGGCAGTACGACACACTCGTCTATGACATCCCACAGCCTGTGAATAAACCTGTGCGGAACACATCACCGCAGGTCACACCTCGTGAGGATTATCCCCATGAGGAAAACCCCGATGTATACCAAGAACTAATAAACAAAGACTATGAAAGAATCGGTTTGGTTCCTCAAGTAGCAGACCACACGCCCTGTGGACAATGCCGAGACACAGGCTGGAAGATCATCAAAGGCCTAGACCTTGAGAAGTGCGCATGCACAGTAGGGATGGAGCTTCATGGCAGGTAACCCCATCTACAACACCAAGCAATGGCGAGACCTCAGGAGACAGATACTCGAGCACGACAACGAGTGCCACTGGTGCCGACTCAAAGGCAAAAGAACCAAAGCCACTCAGGTGGATCATGTTGTTGAAATTGACGCCGGCATAGATCCCTACGAGCCTTCTAACTTGGTGCCCTCATGTGCCTCATGCAATGCGTCCAGAGGCGCACGATATGTCAACCGAAAAACCGCACAACGAATCCAAAAACGCAACGAAGCCACAAATCTTTCTTTTTTGGGCAAAATCAACAC